TTTTGATAACAAAGTAATACATTATAAACTAAATAATAGAACTTTCGTTCCAAACACACCATTATTTAGTTTAATGAATAGATCATTTGCATGGTAGAGTTGCATCACTATCATACTATAATATAGTAAAATTCTTATATCATTTTAGTCATCAAAAAAATGGCATTTTAAATGTCCAAAGGTGTAATAAGAATAAAAATGTTTTATTTTTCTTGAAATTAATTAAAAAATGATTTTTAAGTCTTATAATAATAATTAGGACGTAAATGTCGAACGTCGAGCTCATTGAGAAAATCAACGCAGTCATCAATAACTATAACAAGTATTCTCTCAGGGGATTACGGAATGCCTTATATTCTTTAATTAGTGATATTAGGACAACTGTACCTCAAGAGATTTTCGAAGACTTCATCACAAATTATGATTGTGTGAAGAATGAGATGTTGTATGGAGGAGGTGATGAGGACGATGAGAAGCTCGTGAAGGACGATTGCAAGGAAGCAATTGACGCTGTTCTCGAATATCTTAAGACGACTTGAAAAAGTGTTTTGAGATGAAATGATTATAAATGACAAAAGTTTAATTATTTTTGTCATTTTAATTAATAAGAATAATTTCAATTGTTTTTTTAATTATTATTTCATTATTAATTTCATAGAATAGATGAGGATTTCTCCAGATCCATTTATCCCATTGGATCTTATCAGGATTTTCTTTAAAAAGATCAATTGCATATTTGCTATTATTATAAGATAAACAGTACCAATCAATCTTATGATAATTCTTAATTAAAAGTTCAATTGCTTTTTTATTTTTATTACAAGATAATGCTTTCCAATCAATCTTTTCATAATTCTCAATTAAAAGTTCAAGTGCTTCATCATTATCATTGCAAGATAAGAAACTCCAATCAATCATATGAAAATTATATTTTAAATATTTAATAGCTTTTGGATTGGTATTACGAGAAAACATTTTCCAATTAATCTTTTCATAATTCTCAATTAAAAGGTCAATAGCATCATCACATTCATTCATAGATAAACTATACCAATCAATTTTTTCATAATTTTCTCTCAAAAGTTTAATTGCTTTTTTATTTGGATTTTGTGATAATTTGAACCAATTAATACTATTATAATTTTCAATTAAAAGTTCTAAGGCATCATCATTTTCATTCAAAGATAAATAATACCAATTAATTTTATGAAAATTCTTTCTTAAAATCTTAATTGCTTCTGTATTAGTATTTCCTGAAAATGTATCCCAATGTATCTTATGAAGATTGCCATTTATAATTCTCATAGCATTTGGATTTGATGATATAATATACCAATCAATAAATTTAGGGTTTTCTAATAAGAAATCAATGGCATTTGGATTAGATGATATATGAATGCTGAAAATCTTATCTTTATCAACCCAGTCGTGAAATTCAAATTTAGGTTTAGAAATAAAACCTGAAATAATCTCACAAATATCGCTATTCATTTATTATTATTATGAATTTTGATAAAAATCATTCAATTTTTATTTAAGGATAATTTTTTCTTATCTTTATATAAATAATATGAATATTGATATTAATTACAAGTCCATATTTAATTAGAACGTTACAAATAAAATTAATCTATTATTATTAAATTATTTGTATTCAAAACCTTCTCTTAATGTTACAATTGATATTAATAATTGTAATATTATAATTAAAATGGAAACATTAGAAACTTTTAATGAAGTATTAGAAGAAATTAAGAAATATTATATAAATTTAGAATATTATATTGAAAAACCTATAATACCAATAATTCCAGAATTTGTTACAGATATTCTTTAAATTTATATAAAATTAAATAAAATAAATAAAAAATAAAAAGAATGACTGAATATCCTTATTATATTAGAACATTAACTAAAGAACCTAGTATTCCCTTATTAAATTATTTATATCAAAAAAAATCAATTGATGTTATTATTGAAACAGATCCATATACTATTTTTATACAAATGAAAACTCTTGAAGAATTTAATGAAGTTTTAGAAGAGGTTAAAAAATATTATATTGATTATATCATCAATAAACCACTAATAACAAAAGTTTAATAATTTATATTTAAAAATAATTTTATTTATTTAATATAAGTAAAGATAATGGCTGAATATCCTTACTATGTTAGAACATTAACTAATAAAATTAATGTTCCATTATTAAATTTTTTATATTCAAAACCTAGCGTTTCAGTTACTATTGATACTAATTCTTATAATATTTTTATGCAAATGAAAAATCTCGAAGATTATAATCTTGTTTTAGAAGAAGTTAAAAAATATTATACTGAATTTTCAGTTCACGTTCCTCCTGAACCAGTTTTTCCAGAATTTGTATCTGGTGAAGTCCCAACCACTTCAACTCCAACTGAACCTCCAACAACTACGACAACACCAAGTGAACCTCCAACAACTACGACAACACCCAATGAACCTCCAACAACCACCACAACACCAAGTGAACCTCCAACAACTACAACAGAAACCACTTCAACTTCCTAAATTATTTTTATATTAAACATTAATAAATAATGTTTGACTATTTACCATTATTGAATGCTGTTTTGATTACTGATATTATATTTATAATTTTTATGAATTTAGGTTTAATAAAATCGAGATATTTAAAAAAATGGTATGACGAGTTTAAATTATCAGCAGTTATAGCAGATGTTGGAATAATTCTAATAGGATTAATAATAACTCAGAAAATTTATAATAATTTATTCAATGAATTTTCAATAATTAAATTTACAGTTTTAGCACTATTAATACAAATAATTCATGACGTCATTTTCTATTTCTTTTTTAGAGCAATTCCAAAAGGTAAAAATAAAATGATTGATGTATTTAAGAATTATGCAGATGAGGTTTCATATTATGCAATTATTGGCGATAGTCTAATGATTATAATGTCTTGTTTCTTAGTTTATTATTTGAATAATTATAATTCAGAAACAAATATTATAATATTAATAGTTTTTGTTTATTTATTACAATATTTATTATTTATCAATTATCAAATTACTTAGAATTTAAAATTAATTTAACCATATTATAAACGAGTTCTTCATTATAATATTCATAAAAAGCACAATTATTATTATTTCTCAATATATTACTCTCAAAAATCATTTTATGAGGATAATATTCATAAATTTTAATACAATTTGAATTCATTGCAACTTTATCCCAATGAATTTTATCAAAATTTTCAAGTAATAATTCAATAGCTTCTAAATTAGAATTTTTTGATAATCTCTTCCAATCTATTTTATGAAAATTATCTTTCAATAATTTAATAGCCTTAGGATTATCATTTTCTGATAATTGAGACCAATTTATTTCATCAAAATTTTCAATTAATAAATCAATTGCACCATCATTATTATTACGAGATAATTCAAACCAATTAATTTTATGACGATTATTTTTCAATAATTCAATCGCTTTTGGATTATTATTTTTTGATAATGCACACCAGTCTATTTTATCTAAATGTTCAATTAAAAGATCAATCGCAACATCACTATTATTAGTAGATAAACCTGTAAAATGAATATATTCAGGATAATTTCTTAAAAATTTTATAATCTCATAATCGGCATTATATGATATATGCCATAATTCATTTGAAGATTGTAATTTTATAGCTTCGGGTTTATATTCATTTGGAATAATAGAGAAATTAATATCTTTCCAATTAATTTTTTTTGAATTCTTTTTAAAAATTTCAATAATTCTTGGATTTAAATTATCACTTAATTCATCCCAATCAATTTTATCTGGATTTTTAATAAGAAAATCAATCGCTTCATCACTTGGATTACTTGATAAATAAGACCAATTAATCAAATGAGGATTTTCTTCAAGAAGTTTCATAGCTTCAGGATTTTCATTTCTCGACAATTCATCCCAGTCAATCATATATGGATATTCATTCAAGAGGTGTATTCCATAATAATTAGAAGAAAGAAATTTCCAATTTATATAACAAATATCAATCCAATCAAGTAATCTATATTCAGGTTCAATTTCTATTTTTGATGTAATGATTTGACAAATGTCATCATTCATTTTTATTTATTATTATTGTTATTATTATTAAAAGTTTATTTCTTTATTTGCGAGTTAAAATAATTTTAACCATATTATAAACGACATCTTCGTGATAATATTCATAAAATGATTGTTTATCATTATATGCCCATAAAATATTTGAACCAATCATTTTTTCAGGATAATATTCATAAAGTTTAATACAATTATAATTAAACATTACATCTTCCCAGTGAATTTTATCAAAATTTTCAAGTAATAATTCAATAGCTTCTAAATTAGAATTTCTTGATAATTTTTTCCAATCAATTTTATGAAAATTATCTTTTAATAATTTAATAGCCTTAGGATTATTATTTTCTGATAGTTCTCTCCAATTTATTTCATCAAAATTTTCAATTAATAAATCAATTGCACCATCATTATTATTACTTGATAAATCATACCAATTAATTTTATGAGGATTATTTCTTAATAATTCAATAGCTTTTGAATTAGTATTACTTGATAATTTTTTCCATTTAATTTTATCTGGATGTTCAATTAAAAGATCCATAGCTTCATCTCTGTAATTAGAAGATAAACCCCCAAAATCAATATATTCAGGATAATTTCTTAAAAAATTAATAGTTTCTGTTTTAGCAAAGAATGATATATACCATAAACCAAGATGCAAATTCTTTTTCAATTTTATAGCTTTAAGTTTATATTCATTTGGAATAATATTGAAATCAATATCTTCCCAATTAAATTTTTTTGAATTCTTTCTAATAATTTCAATAATTCTTGGATTTTTATTATGATATAATTTATCCCAAACAATTTTACGCGGATTTTTAATGAGAAATTCTATTGCTTCATTACTAGGATTGAGTGATAATTTAGACCAATTAATTAAATGAGGATTTTGTTTAAGAAGTTCTATTGCTTTTGGGTGTTCATTTCTCGACAATTCATCCCAATCAATTTTATCATAATTCTCAATCAAGAGATGTATTCCATAAAAATTAGAAGAAAGAAATTTCCAATAAACATAATCAATATCAATCCAATCAAGTAATCTGTATTCAGGTTCAATATACATAACATCAGTAATCATTTGACAAATGTCATCGTTCATTTTTGAATAATTATTCAAAATAGAATAATTCTTATATTTATTATTATTTATTATTATTCAAAATTAATTTAACAGTATTATAAACGACATCTTCATGATAATATTCATAAAAAACTTTATTATTATTATATGCCCATATACCATTCTTACCTATCATTTTTTCAGGATAATGTTCATAAAGTTTAAGACAATAATAATTAAGACTTACGATTTCCCAATGAATTTTATCAAAATTTTCTAGTAATAAATCTATAGCTTCCAAATTGGAATTTATTGATAATTGCTTCCAATCAATTTTATGAAAATTTTCTTTCAATAATTTAATAGCTTTAGGATTATCATTTTCTGATAATGATGACCAATTAATATTATTAAAATTTTCAATTAATAATTTGATTGCTTCATCATTATTATTACTTGATAAATTATACCAATCAATTTTATGACGATTTTTTCTTAATAATTCAATTGCTTTTGAATTAATATTACCTGATAATTTTTCCCAATCAATTTTACTTGGGTATTCAATTAAAAGATCAATTGCTTCATCATTATTATTACCACATAAGCCTTCAAAATCAATATATTCGGGATAATTTCTTAAAAAATTAATAGTTTCAGAATTAGCTCTGAATGATACAAACCACAAATCAAAATCTTTTTTTAATTTTATAGTTTTAAGTTTATATTCATAAGGAATATTATTAAAATTTATTTTTTCCCAATTAATTATTTCTGAATTCTTCTTAATAATTTCAATAACTCTAGAATTTTCATTATAAGATAATTCACGCCAATTAATTAAATGCGGATTTTGAATAAGAAGTTCAATAGCTTCATCATTTGAATTCTTTGATAAATTAGACCAATTAATTAAATGAGGATTTTGTTTAAGAAGTTCTAATGCTCTAGGATGTGAATTTTCCGATAATTCATCCCAATCAATTTTATCATAATTTTCAATTAAGAGATGTATTCCATAATAATTAGAAGAAAGAAATTTCCAATAAACATAATTAATATCAATCCAATCAAGTAATCTATATTCAGGTTCAATTTCTATAAGTGATGTAATTATTTGACAGATGTCATCATTCATTTTTATTATTTAAAAAAGAATAATTCTTATATTTCAATAAAAAAATGATAATTATCATTATAATAATTATTATCATCATTACAAATGACTTATGACTTTGAGAATTTTATCAATAGAGTTGCTTATGATTATTATATTGAAAGTGATGATATAAATAATATTGATGATTATGTTAATGATTGTATTCGTTGTGAAGTTTATGATTTTAATGAAACACGTAAAAATAATATCAAACATATGACTAATATTATTGATAGTTATGGGGGATTTTATGAAGCAATTGAATTAGTTAAAAGAACATTGGGCTATTTTGATTATAGGACAAAAATAGAATTTTATTTCAAATTGTCTTCTTATTGTCTCTATGATAAGGTTTATCATAATATTATTACAAAAATTAATGAAGACGAAACTTTGTCAGATGCACCAACGGTTGAAGTTGTTGATTAATTTTTGTTTATGAAAAAAAAGAAAAAAATGATTTAAGATAAATATCAATTAATTATATAAAATAATTATGACGGAAGATTTAACATTAATTTCATTGAATCATAGAAAAATAAAGAATTATTTAAGAAAATTTTCATCTACAATTGGTGATGAAAATAATTTAAGAAGATTATTATTAAGATTGTTCTATTATGATATTTATGGAACTCCAATTTCTATAATTAAAAAAGAAGATGAAATTAAATGGGATTATTACCCTAAACTATTCAAATTAGTTAAAAGAGAAGATATTATTGATATTTATAACAAAGATGTTAAAAGTGGTTTTTATAAGGAATTGAAGATATTAGGAGAAGAAGAATTAGATACTTATAAAATCAATCCCAATAATTCTCTAAAAATATCATTAAAAACTTTTAGACCAGTTTATAAAGCAGATTGGAAGAAGTTAAGCGAGGAAGTTAATAATATTTCATTTGATAAACAAAAGAGTTATTATGCAATTTATTTGAAATTATATTTGAAATATCGTTATTTCCCTGATTTTGAAGAGTTTATTAAATATATATTTTATAAATATCAAACACCAATTCATAGAGATATTAAAATAATATTTGATAATATTGAGAATTCTTATAAAGATGTTAAGGAATTTATAAAAATAAATGATATGAATTATAAAACCGTTAAAAATATTATAATAAAATCAACAAAAATCTCAAATAGAATTAATATTGAGAATAATTAAGAATGAGAGTTTATATTTATTTTTCATTATATATAATTTTATGGAGTATCTTGTATTATTTAAATCTAATTTCTTATAACCCATTATATTGGTTATATATAGCAATAGCAGTGATCTTAGTTATAATATCATATTTGATTTATTATAATGCTCGAATGAAATTAATTCTCTTAACTTTTTTAATAGGGACTGTTCCCAAGTTAATAATGGTCTCATTGATTAATAATAATAATTCAATTGAAGGTTTTATGTTTGGTTCATTATTATTTATGATATATCTTTATTTGATAGATTTTGATTTATATAATATTTATTACACTCAAACAACTGAGAAGATTTTAAATAATAATTTTGATTTTTATAATTTCATTTCAGATTAGAGAAATAAGTGTTCAAAATTGGATGATATTGAATAATTGGTTTTTTATTGACACAAATATTCATATATTTATAAATAATTTTATCATTTTCTATTTTATTATCAAATAATAATCTATTATATTTGATTTTCACATTCCAATTAGTTCTATTGGGAGTTATAGTATTAGCTTTGATGAAAAAAAGATATTTATATTCATCATTGAAATTATTAAAACTATATTTGATTAGATAAGTATTTTTATTTTTAATTAAATAAATATTATTATAAATATAATCTTCTATTTGAGAGTAGGTTTTATAATTGAAACATAAAGAAAGATTATTATTATATCTCTGAATAATCATTTTATTAGTATAATCATTTCTCATTAGAATTTCATTTAAATTCATAAAATTAGAAACACTTCCAATCAAATTATTTCTGATATTAATATTAAAATTAGTTGTATAACATTCTACTATTATTTTTATTAGTATAAAAAAGTAATAATAAATTTTCATTAATTTAATTATAAATAAATAAAAAAATGATTTGTCTTTAAATTATTTTTAATTACAGAAAATGTCATATTCATTCTTTGGAATGAGGATTTCTGACGATCATTCATATCTGCTCCTATCAGTCTTCCACAAAGGTGTTGAGAACTGTGGTTCTTATTATAAGAACGATGAGAATGGTGAAGAGTTCATTACTTCTATGATGACCGGTGAGAAGTTCTATAATGTCTATGATTTCATTTATAGCATTAAGGGATTGTGTACTGGTTATGAATGCGACGATTGCTACTTCTACGACGAAGTAACAAAGAGTTGGGTCTCTCTTTATTACTTGTAAGTCTTCAAATATTAATTACAAAAATTTTTGTAATTAATATTTTTTCTTTTTAAGATTTGAGATTATTCTCTTTTGCGATTTCATCATAAAATTGAGAATAACTCCAATCGCCAACAACATTCAATTTATTTCTATCACATAGAGGATAAATATCATATTTCATAACCCATTTTCTTTGATTAGTTTTAATATCCTCAACAAGACAAGCATTATTTATGATAGTAATAAATTTAACCTTCGAATACTTGGGAATAACATCCTCATAAAAATCAAATTTCATCATAAAATAATCATCAAGAATAGACATTTTATTTAAATTTATATAATATTTTTTGTCATAAATTTAAATCATTTTTTATTTTTATTATATAAGTTTATAAATAAATGTCTACAATAACACCATCTGGGTTTAATGTGCCTACAGCAGGAAATCAAGTTAGATTTTCAGATATTCGAAATGCATTTAAGGGGGGTGGAGGCATAATTAGATTTAGCAATTATTATAGAAATGCACCATTACAATACGTAAGAAATATAACTCCATTAAATAATATTCCACTATATAATACTAATAGTATTTTAAAAATAAGTAATTTTTATGGTTTAACATATACATATCTTCAACAAAATGTACCATATACATCATCTCAATATATTTCGAGTTATGTTAGTAATAATACTAAAACAAATAAAATAAGTGTATCTTTTCCAAGTAATTATTTTAGTTATTATTCATCAGCAAGAATTACATTTACTTTTCAGTGTACTGTTGCTAATGCTGATGTTTCCTTAATTGTTAATGGTAATAATGCAATAATTTATTCTGAATATAATAGTAAAAAAACAACTTCATCAACTATTAGAACTTTTGAATATTCTATAACAACATCAAGTCAAATAAGATCAGACATGTATTTTGAATTTCAAATTTCAGCTACCGGTTTTTCTATTTCTCCTATTCCAACAGGATATTTCTCATTTAATTATAATTATTATGTATAATTATATAAGAGAATTAATTTTAATTTCTAATTCAATGACTTTTTTATTTAATTCTTGGATTGCTTTTACTAAAAATGGAACAATTTTTTCATATTTAACTGTTTTATAAAATTCTCCATTTTTAATTAAGTGTGGTAATAATTCTTCAATTTCTTGAGCAATAAATCCATAATCTATTGTATTTTTTTTATTATCTGGAACTAAATCAATGTTTTTCCAATTAAATTTAACAGGATTAATTTTATTAACTAAATTTATACAATTAAAATTAATAGTTTCAATATTTTCCTTTAATTTTTTATCAGATGCTGTATTAAATGCTATTATATCATTGAAAACATTTAAATCTCCACCTGTTGTAAGATCTAATTTCATTGCATATTTAGATGTAGATATAAAATTTACATTACTATACCAAGAAAAATTACTATTAGCAATATAAACTGAATTAGTTGTTGTAGAATTAATAAAGAAATTATTAGATAATAAAGTATTTGCATTATTATTATTAGCAATTCCAATAGTAGTATTATAACTAGCAGCATCATTATTAAATAAAATTCTAGAACTATCATTTGTATTAGTATTTTGAATAGTAAATAAAGCACTTGTTGTAGAACTTGAAATACTAGCATTGGCACCACTAAAAGATGATGCATAAATAGTTGATGTAGAATAAATACTACCATTAACATTTAATGCATTAGTTGTTGAAGTAGTTCCAATACCAATTGAACCACTTTTATCAATATATAAATGAGGATTAGTACCAGTATTACTATTTGCATTAAGAACAATATTACATCTTGCATGAATGAAAAAATTATTTTGATATAATGAATTTAAATATGTTGAAGAAGTTCCTCCAACACCAATTGATGCATTTGATGTCGCATTATTAGTAAATATAATATTAGCATTAGCAGTAGCAGAAC